CTTTGTTTACCTTATCACAAATACCACTACAGGCCAAAAATACGTAGGCAAAAAACTAGCAAAATTTAAAACCACTAAGCCACCTCTAAAAGGCAAGAAAAATAAAAGACGAGGCTACAAAGAAAGCGACTGGAGAACATACTACGGTAGTTCAGACAGACTAAACGCAGACGTAGCAGCACTAGGCGAAGAACACTTTACAAGAGAAATATTATATCTTTGTAAAGGCAGAGGCGAAATGTCTTATATAGAGGCAAGAGAACAGTTTGACCGCAGGGTACTCGAAACTGATGAATACTACAATGGTATCATTAATGTTAGAGTCGGTGGATCAGACAAACTCAAACAGGCATTGCTAGAACATCACATCCAGGCAAAACAATCCAACACTTAAGGTTGGCGGGCCAGTTTAGAAATACCGCTGTGGAAAAGGCTAGGGTGATACCTGCACACGTAACATACTGATCGACTACCCAGAGGTAGGAAGCCATCAAACAAATTGGGCTCACAGGTTGGTATAGATAGCATGTTGGCTGTCGAAAAACTGCACATTACACATAAAAACTCTTTAGCAATAGGAACGAAGCGAGAGGTAATGTACTACACAGAATGCATAAACCAGCTTTATGTTTTCTTTATAGTACATATGTCGACGTAGGTTGGGAAAGGTCAGAGCCCATTGTGTAGCAGTATAACAAACACCTACTTCCAATGTCTCGGCTGGTGGCGAACTCACATGAAGCTATTTTTGAGATTAGATGGGACCGTAACAGGTTCCGTCTGACTGAAACAATCTACATGAAACTTAAACATTATTACTTCGTAATAATGCATCTTCATATAATAAATCATTTCTATTAAACATAATTAATTACGAAGTAAGTAGTTTGAGCGATAGCGAAAACTTAATTCGCAAAGCGAATTACATAAATATACTTAATAAACGTGAGAATGGTATTCGAAATGAAAGTATTTGACATTATTAATGAAACTAATCTAAATGAAAATCCGATAAGTGGTTTGCCTGGATGGAGTATTGCTAGAGATCCTGACAATATGTGGGTAGCTCGTGATGCTGATGGTCAAGAAAGGGCCAGAGGCAGAATACGCGGTAGTGTAGAAGGCGATGCTAGGAGGGTTGCTGCTAATGCTCCTGCTTCGAGTCGACAATCTGGTCAATCAGACGGAGACACTAACGCTGATAGTACTAACAGAAAACAAATTCCTGATGGCGGCAATTTGCCAGAAGCTGAAAAGAGAAGTCTTTACAAAAAAGTAAAAGATTTTTTAAAAGCCGGCGGCAAAGCTACCCTTGGCAAAGCAGGCGGTACACTAACTGCTGTAGTTTTAAATGCTTTAAATATTAAAGATGATTTTGATATGTTAATTGATCAGTATGTTCAGTCAGGATGCAATAGAGATAGATACGTTAGACATGCCGAACAAACTATTAGAATATCTCTAGTAGAAGCAGTCAGAGACATCTTAGCTGGTGCACTAGGCGGAGTTGCTGCTGTTGCTGCTGCACTAGCAATCGTTCCTGGGTTAGGATGGCTAGCAAGTTTTGCTGTTGGCGTGTTAGGCGGCTTGGTAGGCATGGTTATGGCTAAAATGGCAACTAATGATGAATTAGTAAACAACATTGCAGCATGGATTGGTGATAACTTATTCCTTAGAGATCTAACAGGCTTAATTGACGTAATGGATGATGTACTAGAAAACTTTGGTTATGACATTGTTTCTTGTAGAGAAAGTGCTCAAGCAGATCCAAGCAAGTTTTTAATTCTTGAAGTAAAAGATGATGTTATATACGAAAGTGCTTCTACTTCAGATATGAGAAAAATGGGACTTGCAATGAAACAAGCTGTTGTTAAAGATCCTGAAATACGAAAAGAATATAAAAAGTTAAAACAACAAGAACAAGAATCAAATTAAAGGCATTTTAGTTTTATTGGTTGTTTCGATGTTGTCTTTGACAATAGCATTCATTATTTCTCGATCTTCAAATGAAATCTTAAAAAACAAATCGTCGTAAGACATTGCGCCGCGCATATACCAACCTAATCGATATAATTCGTCTTTAAGTTGTTTTGTCTCGGCCTCGAATTGTTTAACGAGATCATTGACGCCAGATTCCGAGAGCTCTAACGTCTGACTGCGAAAAAACTCGAATAATCCAAATTTAGCCCTGTTTTATATGTTTTTTCACACTCTGTAGCAGCGCACTGGACTTCCATTGCAGGAATATCCCAATCGTCTTTTAATTTCTTAACAGCGTCTTTAAGTTTCTGAAAAAATACAGCATCGGTTTGTGCTATGAATTGATAAATTTCTGCTGGATTAGATTCTTTTTCTTCTCCTGCTTCTAAGCTAAAAATGTGTGCAACTGCAAGTTCTAAATTTAATTTAGCAAGATCGTCTAACAATGTTCTTACTTGTTTATCTTGATCTTCAGGAGTTGTTTCAACTTGTTTAGTAATATTAACTAATTGTCGTTGTAAAGCGTATTCTCTAAGATTAAAATCACTAAATTGTTTGTAAGTAATCGGCTTTAGATGCACTGTTAAATCTTCATGTTCAAAACTGTTTGTTGTAGGTTTATTATTAAACGTATCTAATAATTTTTGTAAGCTAACTGAACTTTCAGTTTTTTCGCCACAGTTTGGACATTTTGTTGCTACATTTAAGTTTTCACCGTACGTTGCTACTCGCATAGCAATAAGCAAATAGTCTAAATCAAATGTAGGTATTTGCCAAGGATCTAAAATATGAGGAACACAACTTGCAATAACTTGCGCAGTTGCTTCTCCATTAAACAACGCATCTGGTGTTTTCAAGACAATCTCGTCCATTGCTGTCATGCCTAAAACTGGCATATGATGAGACTGATCATCAAGTAGTGCTCCAGGTGGGTACCATTGTCCGCCTGTTGGCAAATCAATGTATAGTTTGGGTTGTCTTTTGTATCGTTCTAGAAAACTGGCCATTTTTATTCCTGATAAATAGTTAAATATGTAGTAATATTTATAACTGTTACTATTATGAAAATACTGTTTTTGGATGAACTAAATGGCTGATGTCGATACACGAGCACTAATCGAAGCACTTGATAAAATTGCAAAAGAACAAACGCTAAATGCATTTGTTAGAAACTTTCCCGGTATCAGTCGAGAAATTGGCAATGCTGTAAGAGACGGCACTGCCGCAGGAGCTAGAAACGCTAACGAAAATGCCGACGGATTTTTAAACGATGTAAGAGCCGGAATTGCTGCAACTACTGGATCTGTTGGTACTGCTATTATGGGCAGTGCAGACCTTTTTATAAGAGGAGGTGCGAGATTATCTGATGCTGTTACAGTTGCAACTGACAGTTTAGGGCAATTACCACTTGTTGGAGGAATAGCTGAACGATTGGGACAGATCGGTGTTTCGATGGCAGAATACACCGAAGAATCTGTAGACGTATTTCAAAACTTATCAAGAACTGGTTCAGGTTTAAATGGTCAATTAGCAGAATTTAGACAGCTAGCAGCTAATACTAGAATGCCATTAGACCAATTTGCAAGAATGGTACAAGAAAATTCTGAACAATTAGCAGCATTTGGGATGGGTGTAGAAGGCGGCATACGAAATTTTTCGAAACTATCAAAGGATATGTTTACACTAAACAACGGTGAATATGTTGATCAGTTGTATAACATGGGATATAGTGTTGAAGAAATGAACGAGTTGTTAGTTGATAACATATCGTTAACACGTAGACGTGATTTACAAACAGAAGCTCAGCGACAAGCAAGTATTCAAAGTGCAATAAATCTTGCTAAACAAATGGATATTGTTGCTAAACTAACTGGTCGAGACGCTAAAGCTGCTAGAGATGAAATGATGGAGCGCCAACGAGAAGGCGCAACACAAGCAAGAATACGTTTATTAGAAAAACAAGGTGTTGAAGGTGCTTCTGAGGCATATACCGCAGCACAAGCCGAACTTGCTTCTGGTCCTAAAGTACTTAGAGATTTATTTGATGATACAGTTCAATTAGGAGTTCCGTTAACTGAAGCAACTAAAAACTTTGCTGCAACAAACGCCGAAGCATATGCACTAGCGCAGCAAGCTAGAGAAGCAACAGCAAGGGGCGACCAAGTAGCCGCAGCAGAATTTGCAAGACAGGCAGTTGCCGCAACAGCAGCTCAAGCAGATAGTGTACAAGGTTTAACAATTGCAACTATGTCTCAGGTTAGTGAGGTTGCAAGAGGACAAGCAACAGTACTTGAAGAAACTGGGCCATTAATTGATGCAATAAAATTAAATGCTGACAGAATGGGGACAGAATTAGGAAGAACCGTAGGATTTACTGAATCATTTAATAACATGCTACAAAGAATGACTGCAACACAAGATGCACAAACTTCTGGCGCACCTGGAATGGCAGATCCTATGTTGCAAATGGCTAGAGAAACTGAATTATTCTTTGCAAATAGTAGTGCCGCAGTTAACACAGAAATTGCAAAAGCATTTGCTGAAAATGGCGTAGTCGGCAATGGACTTAGGGTGTTAACAGACGAAGTTGCTGCAAAATTAAACAATCCGCAACAAATACAAGAAACTGTCGAATCGTTAGGACGTTTAATAAATGGAAATTCTCAAATTGCTGATAGAATTGAAGATATGTTAGCTAATCCTGAAATTTATGATTTAACAGAACAAGAAATTGAACGTCTACGAGAAATGCAAACTGCTGTCGAAGAGAACGAAGCTACTATATCAGACGAACTAGTACCGAGCATAGATCGATTAGCTGCACAACAAGAAAATAATGAAATTAATGCATATATTACAGGTTTAAGTGCAACAGCAATAGAACAGTTTGGTGGAGTTGGAGGCCTTGAGCAACAAACATTAGAAAGTAATGCTGCCAGCGGTGATCAAAGATCTCAAGAAATATTAGAAGAAAGAGAACGCGGCGCATTAGATTATTTAAATCCGATGAATTGGTTTGAAGAAGGCACTTATGGTAAAACAGGACAACTAGTACAAGACTTTGCTAAAGAAGGTGAACTTGCAATATTACACGGAAGAGAAGCAGTAATACCAGAAGCCCAATTACAAGAATTAATTTCTACTGCAATACAAATGGGATCACAAATGATTCCAACTGTTTCACAAGATGTTGCTAGTTCGTTAAGTTCGCTGATGGGGCAACTTCAACCTAATAATGTTGCACAACAAATGGGCGAAATGCTTCCTGCAATGATAGAACAAATGACAACTGGCACAAATACTTCGCAAGCAGGACAGTCTGCAATGGCTAGCCAAGACGGTCTGTCAGATATGTTCGAACAGTTAAATACTAGTCTAAGGGACTTAACAACATTGTCGTCAAAACAAGTTGATGTTTCTAAAAGACAACTTAGTACAACTAGAGGTTTAGGAACAAATGTTTTTAGGGGATTATAATAAATGAGTTGGAAAAAATATTTTACACCAGTACCGACTGGAGATAATGCAAGCGGAAGCTATTCTGCATTAGGTGGCCCTAGAAATGGTTCTACACCTGGTCCAGCTCGGTCAAATTACAGTTCTTACTTACCTGATGTGTATATTGGTTCGCCTAATCGTGTAGAACGATATGGTCATTATAATACTATGGATTTAGACAGTGAAGTTAATGCTGCACTAGATATTCTTGCTGAATTTTGTACACAACGAAACGATACTAATCAAACTAACTTTACATTTAATTTCAATAAAAGTGCAACAAATACAGAAGTATCGATATTGGGCCAGTATTTAAAACAATGGACCAAGATGCAAGAATTTGAAACACGCATGTTCCGTATTTTTCGTAATGTATTCAAATACGGTGATGCATTTTTTATTAGAGATCCAGAAACTAAAAAAATGTTTCATATGGATCCTGCAAAAGTAAAGCGTATTATTGTTAATGAAAGTGAAGGTAAAACCCCTGAACAATATATTGTCCGAGATTTTAATTTAAACTTTAGAGAAATGGTTGCAACAACACCGTATCAAACTAACGGAAATATTACCGGTGGCGGTGATGGATATATTCAAGGCGGCGTTCGAGGCATGGTAGGACAACCGAATCAAGCAATGAGCGGCAGTAGATTTAATTTAGAAGATGGTGAGATTGCAATCGATGCTCGACATGTTGTACATTTAAGTTTAAGTGAAGGCCTTGATAATAACTTTCCTTTTGGCAATTCACTACTAGAAAGTATCTTTAAAGTATACAAGCAAAAAGAATTGCTTGAGGATGCGATTATCATCTATCGTGTCCAACGTGCGCCGGAGCGCAGAGTATTCTACGTTGATGTGGGCAACATGCCATCACACCTTGCTATGCAATTTGTGGAACGTGTTAAAACGGAAATACATCAAAGACGTATCCCATCGGCAACAGGGGGCGGACAAAATGTCATAGACTCAGCATACAATCCTCTGTCAATCAACGAAGACTACTTCTTCCCGCAAACAGCAGAAG